AAGACCACCCTCGGCGTTCATTACCATTCGCTGACGCTCTAAAATATCGTGCTTACCATTGTAGTAATTTTCGGCAAGCAGTTGTTCTTGTCGTAAGGGACTATCCAACCACTTACGAAGAACTAATTCCAAATATTTAATATCAGGGTTGGAGTTAGAATTGGGCGGCTTTGGTAAATCTGGTTGTTTGAACTTATCGAATAATCCCAATCTTCATCCTCCTTTCTCAGTTAAAACTAAATAAAGCACCACGACCAACCTTGTCGTAAATGCCAGCCAAACAGTCCTCGGCATCGTCATGAGCCATCTTACCTTCTTTTTGGTAGGACATAACATCGCCGTAGAACTCACTATAATTAACTTCCCAACCAATAGGGAACTTGATATTATTTTGACACCAAGTCGCTGAACTCAAAATACGAGCTTTCTTATTACGAGTTTGAGTGAATAAATCAATATACGTTTTATACCAATGGTGTTTTTCTCGCAAAATGCGTTCTACGCTTCTACCGAAACCTCTACCACCGCTATTGGACTCGACATAAGCTTTATTAACTCGATGTTCACAAAGTCTTTTAGCGACTTCTCCCTCAGTGATTTCCATGCCCTCTTTAGTAAAGTAGACATCCAGAACATAACACTGTCCACGATAAAGCGCATATATAATGCAGCACAAATAGTCGTCACCTTGGTCTGCGGTGTCAACATAAGCACAGACTTCTTCAATGACGGTTTGACCTTTATCATCAGTGGGTAACGCTTTGTACGTTTGAAATCCAAGATTGTATAGTCTACCAACAAGGTCAATGGGATTCTGATTGTAGTTAGCTTCAACAATTTCCCTCCCCATTGTCTTGACTATTAGATCATAAGCTTGTTTATCCAACACGCCATCACAAAGCATTGTACCATCGTCTTGTAATGCCTTTTTCATAATGACTTTGCACGGCATACCAATACTCTTGTAGTGATCAATAGCTCGTCCACTCAAATCCTTGGTATTCCAACGAGTTGCGATAATTACCAATTTTCCGTTTTTTTCTAATCTGGAAAGCATAGTGTTGGTAAACCAAGTCCAATGATTTTCCAACACAGTTTCGTTCATGGCTTCGTCAGCGTTCTTAACAATATCGTCCAGAATCATAACGGTCGCACCGAAACCAGTAACAGTACCGCCCGGAGAAGTAGCGAGGTATGATATATGTTGCCCTTCCAATGTCCAAAGGTTAGCTGCGGAGCTACCTTTTTTCATGCGGGTATTCGGGAATATATCAGAGTAAACAATTCGATCTCGAATAGCCTTACGTTCTTGAATCGCATTACGAACACCACGAGAGAAAGTTGTAGAAAGTTGTTCGTTGTACGAGCCAGTGATAATTTTTTCAGCTGGGTTCTTACCAAATATCCATTGGGCGAATAATCCAGCGGTACGACTCTTACCGTGTCGAGGTGGCATATTGATTATAAGCACCCGCTGATCGGATTCGTAAAACTCTTGGAGAGCGTAACAGAACTCTTTCAAGTAGTCTCTTCCGTCCATGTAGAAGTCAGGAGCGAGTGCCTTACAGAACTCCCAAAAGTCTCGGCGGCAGAGCTCCAGCTTGGCTTGATATCGTATCTCGTGATACTGTTTTTCGGTAATACCAACTTGTTCCCAAATTGGGATTTCATGTTCTTTCTTCGCTATTTCTACCACCTCCCCTGTGGCATTCCAAATCGTGGTTGCAAAGTTGGGAGTCGAACCCAATCCCCAAGGCTTATGAGACCTGTGACTTAACCGCTTGTCCTCTTTGCAATATTAAAAGACCCGCCGTGGTACGCATTGTTAATAGGCGTGGTGGGTTCTGTTGAAGTAGTTACGCCCCAAGTCGGGCTGTTAAGAATTAAGTTACTTAGCACTTGGCACTTGGTATTTGGTTAACTACTCAGTTAACTACTCAGTTAACTACTCGGATTATCTACGCTATTATGATATAAGTTGAAATGGAGTAAAAATTTTTCTGAGTATGGGTCCCTTCCCGGCAGCTCGTTTTTTCTGCCCCTCCAGGCCTATTTGATCTTTACATATATTCTAAACAAGAAAGCGGAAAAGCCTTATATATCAGGCATTCCCGCTATTTTTGTAACCTTTTTGTATCCTGTTTAGGTTTTGTTTCTGTTTTATTTTTTGTTTTATTTTCTTTATCTTATCAATTATACAAAATACATATTTTGTATAATTCAATATAATACAGTGGTATTTTGCACGTATAAGCCCAATACAGGGCGAAAAGCATTATATACTGTATTTATACCCGGAAAAGATAAAAAGCCGAAATAGAGCCGTTACAAGCCATTTAAAAGCTATTCCAAGTTAATTGGCAAGTTTACGTAATATATTTAAGTCTAAATTGTTTACATTGCTTTCTTGCTTTTCTTCTGTCTCAGTCTCTTTATACAATGCGTATATCTTATTTAATTGTTCATTCCAACGTATTAACGATTGTTCATCTTCTTTTTGTTCGCATATCGCTATACGCTTTTTAATAAACTCTATTTGTTCTTGTCTTGCGTTTTGTGCTTTAGCTTGTGCAGCTTCTTCAAGGGGTTTTCTTAGTGCCTTTATTTTCTCTTGAATATCCGCTTTATTTAATAGCCGGGTAGCTTCAACCCATGCTGTATTATCGTTGCATTTGGTATTATAAGCGGACATATAAGCGTCTTTCGTTGTCATTCCGCTAACTACATTTCTACAAAACTTTTCTTGTTTTTCCGTTAATGCCAATACATCCACCTTCTTTCTATACAAAATAAAAAAGAGATAGATTTTATCTATCTCCAAATAGTTATAAATATCGCTAATTTACTATCTTTTATTAGCCATTTATATTATATCCAAAAAATCTAAAAATCCTATAATCAATTTATAAGCGGGTTTTAAAGCAGTAGACAAAAAGAAAAGCGGGATTATTCTAACTTTTCCCGCTTTTCAATAGTCTTGTTTAACTTTTCCAAAGTTAATAATTGTTTTGATAGAATGGCAGCACGCTTTTTATCATCCGTTTCCCTTATAAATTCCATGTCTAACAGTTTAATAAGTTGCGTGTATCCGTCTATTTGTCTATCATAGTTTTCTAAGCGTTCAGCATGGATTATATCGGCGTTTTCGTCCTCCAGGTATTCAACCATTGCCGGCGGTTTATTGGCGTTTATATCGCCTATAATCGCTCGTATAAAGCCAATTACAAACGATATAAGAAAGATACTACCAATTAAATAAATCATCCGAAATATTCTACCCAACCTTTAGAAGTAAAGTCGCCGTTATTCTCGAATCTTACATCACGCCCAAACGCTTCATAGTCGATATAATTTGCTAATCCTCCAAACTCCCTAGTATCATAACAACCGCTTTCCATGATATAGTAATATCCAAGTGCATAATCGTTATCAATATCACTATATAACATATAATCATCCGGGCTATTCTCTACTACTTCGCTAACGTTCCAAATCTCGCAAGCTGCTAAAAACTTGTCTTCTTCATCCTCCCAATATTCCAGATTTTCCGCTAATTCATTAACTTTATCAATGTTTTCGTATTCTCCAAAATCAGTATCGAAATCAGTTTCCCAATCTGTAAAGAAATATTCCTCGTATCCAGTGTTTACAATTTCGCCGTCCTCGTCTTCGTAATTCATGCCGATCTCTTTAAAAACCTCATTCAATTCGTCTTCATCAATAGGAAACTTAATCCACTTTCCAACCAAAACGCCCTCGTTATATTTTCCCAAATTAGTAATATAGCCTTTAATAGTCAACATAGTATAAAACCTCTTTTCTATTATTTTTGTTTCCTAACAAGATACAAATTGTTTACAGTTCGCCCAATTCAACTAAACGGTTATATTCTTCGATCTCCCATTCGTCCGGGTTATGTGCGTAAAGTTTAACCGTTTTGCCGTCTTCCAGGTCGTTTAAAACTCGATACGGAATTGAAACAATCATACCATTGTAATAGCAATACATATCTACTCCCATTTCAAAATTACTAATACAATATTCATCCCCGAACAATTGACAATCATAATCACCTAAAGCCCAAATAAGATTTACTAATGTACTTTCGTGCGGGCTTTCGTGTCCATCGATCTTTACATTAAAGTTACCATTTTTAAAGCGTTTAACAATCATTAGATAACCCCCTTTATTTAATTTGGTCTAATGAGCCTGTACCGTTAATCTCGATAATTGCCATTGAATCAATGTAAACCGTCCAATACAACCCGGCCCCCATTAAAATTTTTGCGGTGTCCTTATACGGGGAAATACTTAGAATATTATTTAAGTTGAAAAACTCCACTTGTCCGTCTCTTGTGGTCGCCTTTATAAACTTCATTGTAAAAACCTCTTTTCTATGATGTATTTGTTATCTTGATTTTATTGTATCTTGATAAGATACATAATGCAAATAAAAAGGTTTATCGTTTATCTTTAATGTATTCCGGGCACTTAATAATTTTATAGCTTTCGGCATATTCTCCATTAGACTGTAAAAAAGTTTTTTCAGCCGTCCAACCTTCAACAGGTTTAAATGATCTTGACCACGAACAACCCCCGCAAGCGTTTTGACAAGTCCAGCAAGGTTGATATAAATTTGACTCATAATTAACAGTATACTCTTTTCTTCTTTTGGCGTATTTCATACATTTAACACTCCTTTATAATAATTTCAATAATTGATCTTTTATCGTTGTGAAGTTTAAACCATATCACCAGGGCGACGGGATAACCAACGCTGATAATTAATAAAAGAACTATAAGAAATATAATCGCTGCCATTGTTAAATCCTTTCTATTGTAATAAGTTGTTCCGTTTTAATTCTGTATTCCTCACCATTAGAAGAAAAATAACATTCTCCATCTAAAAATTGAATATTATAAAAATCAATTTCTATTGATACAATCCCGGCATCATCTTTATAAATAACAATCATGTTTTATACCTCTTTATATCCGTATACTTTAAAAACATTTTTCTTTTCAGCGGAGCACATAATAACATCGTAGTTTATTAAATTATATTCTGGGAAGCGTTCACATTCTACTATATTAGTAGTTTCGTTATTAGTTTCGTTATAATGAGTAGTCAGTACAAAAATGATCTTTTTAGCAAATGCGAATTTCATAGCAAAATCATAGCAATTAATTTTCATGTTTAAACCCTCTTTTTAAAATGTTTTGTGTTTTTGTTTCTAATTCCATTGTAAAACATAGTGTCAAACTTTTTGATAAGTTAAAAAAGTTATGAAAAATCATTATTTTAATTATTTTTTACTATATTTAATATCTAAAAATTAACTAAACTCATGAAAACGTAAAAACTGTGAAAAATATACAAAATTATATAGTTAATTTGCTAAGGTGATCTCCTGGGCGGCGATCTCCTGAGCGCTGCCCGGCGTGGAAATATTTAACTTATTTGTATATATCTTTCTTTTTTAGTGCCTGGTTACCAATATTCAATTTTTAATTTTGAGTTTTTTATTTCCAAAATCCGTTATCCAATTTGCAGTTTGCATTTTTTAATTTACATTTCGATTTTACATTTTGCATTTTGCACTTTTCATTTTATAATTTGTACTCATCCCATTTTCTAATTTACAGTGTCATTTCCAGATTTGTATTTGCAATAAAAAAGAGCCACCGACCAAGCGAAAACTTGACCAGTGGCGTTATATTATTTCATCATTTCAGCAATGGCCTGGTTCGGGAACAAGCGCATAGCCAACTCCCTTACCAATCTGCCTTTATTGTTGCTAATAGTAACCTGGGAGCAATTAAACGTGAGTGCAATATCTTCCTGGGTGCGTCCCTCGAAATAGCGCATTTCCAATACCTTGTAATAAGGGTCATTCTTAAGTGCTGCCATACATTTATCTATCAGGGCGATAGCCTGCACAGTGCCTTCCACAGAAGCTTGCACAGTACGCACAGCATTTTCCACAGATTCTTCCTCAAGCACAAGCCCTTGCACAGTGTTCCCCTTATCTACATACTCTTTTACAGCGCAGCTTTGCGGTACACCATACTTACGCAGTTCCTCGATCTCTCGCATTCTCTCAGCCACAATGCGCTTGAATCCCATATAGTTATATAAAAGTTGTTCTGTCTTCTGGTAAGCAGTCTTTTCCGTTTTTGGAGTTGCATTTGCACTCTGTAAGTTTAATCGCTTTTCCAAAGTATCTGCCACAGCTTTAGCTATTATGTTCGCTAATTCCACAAACTCTCGTTGTTCAATTTGCATTTTAATCCTCCCGGTCGAATAGATCAATAAACTTTATAAGTAGTTTGGCTTACCTAACTCAACTAAAAAGTTACTAAATCCAAGTGTTTTACACATAATTTCCACATATTTATATCTAAAATGTAATATAGCAAAAGATTTGCGCTTATTATATTTATTTATATAGGTCTACTACTTTATTACTTTGTCAGAATATAGTAGTCCCTATAAAAAGAATATATAATATATAAATTTATACATTATTCTTTATCAGACATATTCTTTAAAGCTTCTTCATGCGCTTTCTTGATGATCTCAGGTAAGGGGCATATTTTATCGGGTGTGACTATATCTCTGGAAATATCGCAATATTGTAAGTTATAATCACCATGATACATACGCTTGGGACAGTATTTGCATTTTATAAGTTTGTCAGATATCATATGTCGCTCCTTGCAGATTAATCAACCGTATCAACAGCAACAGGCAACCACATTTTAGGATTGAAGTTCAAAGTGTATTTGTACTTGTTTACTTCCTTACCTGTAATATCTTCTACAACATATGTCACATTGTCACTTAAACCGATAAAGTGTTTTTTATATTCTCCCTCATTATCTTCGACAACGATTTCAAGCTGATTGTCGGAAGTATCGGCAGTGATAGACATTTTTCCTGTCATTTGAAACAGCACTTCACCTTGTAAACAGTTAATCACTGTAATTTGCCTGACATTGTTAAAATTATCAGCTTCCAACGATAAATTATAAGAAACTTTGTCGGCTTCGGTCTGACAAGCTGTTAAGCACAGCATCACAACAATAGTAAAAATAATAGCAATATACTTTTTCATTCAATTAATCCTCCAAATCCATCTTCGCTCCGCAGTTGGGGCAGTAGTTTGAAAACGCTCGGTTTGTATGCTCATATGGATTGCTTTCACCGCAAACAGAACAGCGATGATATACATACATGCCTAATCGTGATATATAGCTTTCCCACCGCCCGTGCTTTATGATTTCATGGTGATCTATGTAATGATTACATAATGAGGTCTCATCATCGGCAAAGTGACAAACAGGATAATGAACACATGTATAACAAATATTTTCTATAAAATCAGTCATCGTTATTCCTTTCTTTTAAAGGCTCTATTAAAGGCTCTATTAATACAACACTTTTCGTAATCAGCAGTAACTCTCCACTCATAACCATTACGATCTAAATATTCATTTATGGCTTTTGTCCATCGGTAAACTGTGCTTCGTGAGCATCTACCAAGGGAAATTCCGCCGCTTAATGTAAGTTCTTCAACAGCAAGCATAATATTCATAATAACTCCCTTTCATCGTCATCCATTTCAATGACCTCATAATCATCTGGCGAACCAACATATATGCCTTGGAACTCAGGATACACTTTATCAACTGCGTCATTTTCATCTTCCGCTTCAACGTAAACCGTTTCATACCAACAGGCGGTTACTTTATAATTAGGCATCTTTACTCACTCCATACGAACAAAAATCATTTTCCTTCACTCGGTTATTCCAAGCATTACACCAATGCAAAGCATATCGGTTTGCTTCCATTCTCTTGCATTCCTTACACCTAACCACAGGCTCGGCTTCGATGGTGGGCATTTCATCAACTACATCTTTATCTACTCCCTTAAACCACAAGTAATTATCTAAATCATATTCACACCAAGGAATAGCATCAGCATCAATCAGTCTCATATTATTCTCCTTTCGGCGGTTGGGGCATCATCTTTGCGCCACAATTCGGGCAATATGGTTTGTGGCGGTTGCTTTCAATTCCACCAATTCCGCTGTGCTTTCCACAAGAGGAACACCAAGATTGCCATCTTCCGTATGCTCCCGACGGTTTTTCTATCCAATGCCCACACTCCTGCACCGTTACACCGTGGGCGATAAGGTGGTCAGCAACATCATACATTGTCACACCATCTCTGTGTAAAGAATTACTACAAAGCAACTCCACCAACTTTTCTCTATCAGTCATTGTCTTTCCTTTCTTCAAAGTGCTTTATATACTGCTTCCAACAGCCTAATTTATCTTTAGGATTCGGGCATTCTTCTTGTAATTCGCATTTTTCGGGCAACCATTCATCTGTCGGGGAATAATCGCAAGGGCAATCACCAAACGCATAACATAACATTTGAGCCACGGTTTCCCTCTCTATGTATTCAGCCATCATTGTTCTCCTTTTTCAGCCCGTCAAAATACGATTTGAGCATACAAAACAGTTCTGCGGCTTCTTCGCTCATTTTAAAAGTGCGACATTCCCAATGGTGGATAAACCCTTGATGTACGGTGTGTATATGCCCTGCGGAAATGTTGATTTCTTTTGCTGTGCATTTGTTCTCTTTGCAGTATTCGCACTCTATTTCAGCGCACCATACTTTAGCCATTATCTGCCCTCCTGTTCCATGCTTCGACAAGGTCTTTTTTTGCGTTTTCAGCGGCTTCTTTGGAATCCATGCAACCGATAAAATATCTGTCACTTTCCATGAACAGGCGGCAAGAACAGTTTTTCTTGATCTTGCTATTTCCCCTTGTGATAAATAGCCAATTTATACTCCCTTTCCCTGTTAAAGCCATACTAACTTCTCCCCCGCAAAACGGGCACGGTTTCAGTTCCATCTGATATTTCATAACTTACCTCTTCCAACTCACAGCAGTTCAGAACATTACCAATCTGATTAAAACTTAATACAGACACATTACCAGTCTGCATATTACAACATCTGATACATGCTGCACGAGTACCTCGACCATTCCTTCCAACACGCTTAATCTCAATACTAAACTCAATAACATCTCCAATCTTCAAATCCTTAAAACAAGGTGAAGTGGATTTTCTATTGATTTTCTTTACTGTGGCACTGGTTCTTAAAGTCATAATGCTTCCTCCAACGAAGTTATTCGATTACTGCCTTGTACTCGTCAAGCATAGCTTTAAGTTCGGGACTCTTTTCAGCAAGTAATTCGAATACAGCAATTTCTTGGAGTGACTTAACCATATTGTTCATATCTTTCTTCAACTTATTAGCTCTCGCTCGCTTAGCCTTACGCTCGTCAAACGCAGTAAAGTCAATCGTACATATAACTTCTCGTGAGGGCAGAGAACATCCAAGTTCTTCATAATCTGACTTAGAATGGATTTCAGTAATCACTGCAACATTGTAACCATTGGAAGTATCCACCAAAATTGTATCACCAATAGTTGCAATACTATCAAATAAGGCAAATGCGTATTTCTTGGTGGTATTAGTACCCTGTACGAACTTAACAAGGGCAACTTCATAGTTACCAATTACTGACATATATCTATTCTCCTTTACTTTTCTATCAATTTTATCGTTGGACTTTTCTTCCCTACCTACCAATGTCAAGTTTGACGCATTGTATCTCAGTGTAGGTAAATCATCAAATTGTACTTCTACGGTATAATCATAAACATCTAAAACTCGTCCCACTTTACGATATGTTTTTAATAGTGAATTACACACCCTCACGGTATCGCCACGCTTAAATGAATGCGACCAATTAATCATAATACCTCCAAAACACACTTCTACAACGCTATTTTAACCCCTAACTCCTTGGTGGGGTGTTTATACCCCTAAGTCATTTAACCCTTCAATTTTATTAGCACGCTTAAGTTTTTTAGGTAAATCTTCACCATTTGAAGCTATCTCTCTCCCAAGTCTATAAATCCACAGTGGACAGTCCTTCACAGGACACAGTTTTACCTCATTCCTATCACCACAGCAGCAGTCTATACACTTAGATCGAATGGCTTTAGCTCGTGTGAGTCTTTCCATATTAACTCCTAATTCTAATAATCCTTAAATACTTATCTCCAATCTTACTTGGAATAGTCTTTAACATCGGATACATACTCATGATCTGCCTTGAGAATCCTTGCACTTGGAGTGGAGAGTATCCGTTATGGATACTCCATCTCCAATATATCTTGTGAAGATCGTTTATAGGCATACCAATCCAATCCTCCCACAGTGAAGCAGCACTAAACTCTCTTACACTATCATGTGTTGGTATAACCTTTATTGATTCTTCCACAGAATAACCTCTACGTAATCTATCCCGGATGGTATGACTTGGAATACCACTTAATTCAGATAACTCATTTGGTGTATACCAAGAACCTTTTAGCTCATACCTTGCCATCACATCCACCCCATTAGCTGTAACACCATATCAATAATAAGTAGGCTCATAATGGTTATAACGCCGAAGTAAAGCCACTTAATTTGAGTTTTAAGAGATTTTATTTGTAGGGGTATATCTACTCTCTTGGTAGCTAAAAATGCTGTGCAACGCTTCTCTGAGCCTTTCTTGACCCCTCCACAACTATCATCCCAGTAGTGGGTGCAATCATTACAGTCTACTACATTCCAATCGTCAAAACGCTTCACCGAAGTATTGGGCATCGTTACTCAACTCCACATACTTTTTAATGTACCAATCTGATTTATCCATGTCCTCTTGTCCATTCTTATACATGGCTCTCTTTCTATATTTCCAAGCGTTACAAACACAAAAACTCATTACTGCTTCTCTACCAAATATAAGAACCATTTCGTCAATGCACTCCATACCCCCTTGAGTGTAGTGGGAAGGGTGGTTCACATTATCGATAACCTGTCTCTTTTCTTCAATCGTCATTACAGCACCCCCAATAATTTCAGTAACCATTTGATCAGATAGATTAGAATTGCAGTAGAACCAACGAACATAATCGCAATTAAAATTATACCAAGTAGCTTTGGAGCGTATTTGTTGAATAACTCTTTCAGTTTCTTCATGTCGTTCCTCCCTCGTTGTTTTGTGAGACTATTATAATACCAACAGTCCCACAAAACACTTCGCATTTTTCACAATATTTAGTTAATTTATTTGGTCATTTTAATCACACCTTGACCATCCGCAATTTTTACAGATAGTACAGCCACCTTCTTGTACCACTGGTTCACCGCATTTGGGACATTTTGGAGATATACTCGCTGCCGTTATCTCATTTTCTTGAGTGCCTATAACTTCATTACGCATATTTAATAAAGCTTTACCAACTGCCACAGGGCAACAAGAACCAGGTGACACATCACCTTTAGTTGCCTTTCTTACTGCGTAACTTGGACATACTCCACAACTATTAAGCTGATCTACTATATCTTCAATATTTATTCCGTTACGTGCAGCCAAACTAATTGTTCGGGACAACCCAATCATAAAGTTGTTGCAACCGCCAGTGCTTCCCTTGGACAAATATGTATTTACTAAATTGCCGTCTTCATTAAAAAAAGCACATACATGGAGTGAACCACAGCCAGTGGTTAAATGTCTTTCCAAGCCAATAGTCTTGGAATTACCATTAGACTCATTATTTTGAGATTTAAGCGAAGTTTTTTCAGTGGAAGTATCTTTATTCTCAGTTACCAAAATTCCCTCACGAGCGCATCCAGAGCGATATACTGTGATACCTTTAAGACCATTTTCCCAAGCACTCATGTAAAGTTTTTCAACATCTTCGACAGTAGCTGAATTGGGTAAGTTTACTGTACTGGAGATACTCGCATCAATGTGGTTCTGCCATGTGGCTTGCATCCTAATTCTTTCTTCAATGGGTATTTGGGCAGAAGTGATAAACCATTCGGGTAAATCTTCTTCTTTATCTATACCACATTCGTCCATATATTCTTTTACTATCGGGGTATATACTTTATAAACTACATCTTCACCATGTAAAGATTTGGTCATACGAGTATAAGAATTAGCGAATATCGGTTCTATTCCACCCGATACTCCAAGCATGGTAGATATCGTACCAGTCGGAGCAATGGTCAACAGCTGGCTATTTCGTAAGCCGTAATGTTCTACATGAGCTAATAAAGAATCAGTTGCGTGGTCTGTAAAGAAATTAGTTTTACAAACTCGATCTGAGAACATATGATATGGTGCACTAAGTTTGGCTAATTCTGAACTTGCTTGTAAAGCTTTAAAGGCGAGTCTATTGGCAACGCTATGACACAGCTGAATAGATTCTTCCGAACCATATCTAATACCCATTTTAATAAGCATATCGGCTATCCCCATAACACCTAAACCAATCTGTCGCCATCTTCTTACACTATCTCGCTGTTCTTCCAAAGGATGTTTCTCCAAACCTTCATCAAGAACATCGTTCAACGCTCTTACAGCAATCTTAACAGCTTCATCAAACTCTATAGATTTAAAAGTGCCAGAATCACTTACGAACTCAGCAAGGTTAATTGCTCCTAATAAACAGCTACCACCAGCAGGAAGTGGCTCTTCTGCACAGTTATGTACAACGATTCTATTCGCTACAAAGTTGTGAACTTCTGGAACAGTCATGTCATAAACATCTTCACACTTTGAGAGCCAAAGTACTTCTTTAACAACCCAGTTAGTGCCTACACCACAGTTAAGATTAAAGCTATCTCGTTTCTTTTTAATGGCTTTGGAAACATATCGTCCATTGTCATCACGATTAACTTCAATATGTCTACCAATATTGGTAATTCGAGAATGTTCACCATGTTCCAATACTTCCAAATTATCGATAACATTATTCAAAGTATCACCGTCTTTATGGTGAACATCTTTATCAGAAATATCATAGTAAGCAGAAGCTACTAATCTATGTTCTGGAATATATTTACTACCAGATAAACCAACTGCAACGTGAGTTTCATCTTTCATTGTGCGATTCAAACCAGTGAGTTTATCACCTTTTTTCAAATCATTCGCAGCAACCCAACCACGGTTTCTTGTATGAATTAAATGGTCTGGTGTACACTTAATACCACCACGAGATGTTTCAACATAGACGATTTGGGCATTTTCTCTGGTTTTCCAAACCTTACTTGCCTGTCGAATAGTCAACTGACCATTTTTATCCATACAATATACTTTAGGTGTTTTACCAACCAAATCTTTAATTTGAATTTCACCGTCAGTAGTGTGAATAAGTGTTTCACCTACCAAACAGGGATTTGTGCCAGCATATTCAAACTCAGGGTCATTAGATAATAAATTCCAAGATTTAATCCTATCCCAAAATAATATACCAGGCTCAGCATAATCCCAATTTTGCTTACACAACAGATGGAATATATCTTTTGCTTTAACTATCTTGGTAATAGTTTCATTTGTTTCAGGACGAGTAAAACTTAATTCCCAATCGCCATCCTCCTTAACGGCTCTCATAAAATCATCACTAACTCTTACTGAAATGTTAGCAGCCAATACAGCGTTCAAATCACTTTTAATATTTATAAACTTTTCCAAATCAGGATGAGTGCAGTCAATGGAAATCATCAATGCTCCACGCCTACCATTTTGTCCGATCTGCTCTGTGACTTGCGAAAAGGTATTCATAAATGATACAGCTCCGCTGGTAGTCTTAGCTTGATTTCGCACTTTAGCACCTTCGGGGGACAACTTGGAAATATCAATGCCTACACCACCGCCAGTGGAATATGTTCTTGCAAGTTTCTTACAAGTCTCGTAAATCGACTCTAAATTATCTTCGGGGGGAGATAATACATAACAGTTGGAATAGGTCACTCGTTCATCATCCACACCTCGATTTGAGAGGATTCTACCACCAAATAAAAACTTCTTTTGGAGAATTAAATTGGCAACCTCTAAATCTCCACCGCTTACACGATTAATCCAATCTTCAAATGTCTCGTTGTTTCTTCGATACTTCTTTTCCCAAATATCCTGTCCGAGAGTGTTATCCTGTCCCAGCCAATCATTTATGTTCATTGTCATACTCCTTAATCCACTTTAACGATCTTTCAAAATCCAAAGGTACACCATCAATTATTAAAAAAGGTCTATCAAATACTTGAGCATAATCTTCATTACACACTCTTTCAAAGGATATTCCCCTATTAACCAACTCCATCTCTAAAAATGAAACTTGGTATATATCATCTACTACAATTTTTAACACTGCTTACCTCTTTCCAGAGCTACCAAATCCACCACGGTTTGTACCTTCAAGTCTATCCACCGGGACAAATGTAACATTCTCCATTTTTCTCACAAGTCTGAACTGACAAATTCGATCATTCTTATGTATGACAGTATCTCTATCGGCTTTAGCTGGAAACATCCAAATGTCATTATCACCACAGTAAGAGTTATCAATAACTCCCATGTGATTGGTTTGGATAATACCCCAATTTTTAAAGGTAGAACTACGAGGTACTACGTGAGCTTCATAACCATCTGGTAGTTTCATGGACACACCAAGAGAAATTAACTTAAAATCCCCAGCTTTCATTTCAACATCTTCCGCAGCTCTCAGATCAATCCAATCGCCCCTCGCTGTCTTTTCTATAGGGGAAATGTCAGCGTGATAACGCACTTCAATCTTCATTGTAATTCCTCCAAACCAGTCTTATTTTTCTAATAATTTTTTCAGTTCGTTGGTTAGGCCAACCGAAATGCCGTGTAATGTCAGATGGTGATAGTCCAACCTTAAGTAGAGTAAACACTTCTCGTTCTGTCGGATTTAACTTATCTATAACAGGCTCAATATCAACGAAATCTATGTCTTGTTTCCCTTCAATTAGATCACCAAATGGAACGCAGCCGTCCTCTCCATTAACTTCGTAGTCGAGTGACAGTGTACCGTGGTGTTTCTTTCTTGCCCGAAACTCTTTACAAATCTCATTGAGTATACATTTACTCGCATAAGTGGAGAAGGTACTTAAACTTTCATCCCAGGTATTCGCTGCTCGACATAAACCCATCATTCCGACTTGAACAATATCTTCGTCAGTAGCGAAAGTCGGGTAATACTTGTGAATAAGAAAATACACCAAGTTCATGTTTTCTTCTATCAGTTCTTTCTTATTCATTCATATACACTCTCACTTTTTTCTTGTCTTGTTCGACAGTTTTAATCGTAAGATCAAACTGCCGTTTCATCTGCTTTTGGAACTCAATAGCCGACATAGGTTGTAAATTGTTTCTCATGCAGAACGCAGAATATTTTTGGTAAACAAACTTAATAGGCTCATTCATGTAATCCACTTCGTCTAATTCCTCAAAGAACTCCATGATAGGATTGTTGGACTTTTCAAACTCGTCAAGGTTCTTAGTGATCTTTTCGCAAGTAGCGAACTCCTGGTCAGTTAAAACCTCTCTCAGAGCAGGAATAGCCTTAGCAATAATAGCTTCCATAACCACTTCTTCCCGTAGCTTATACTTAATGAATGGGTCATAGTCAGCATCATCCTTGGTGAACTTGGCATCAAAAGGAATTATAACCAGTCTATCGAGCACCGCACGAGAATCTTTCCCTCGTCCGAGTCTCGGTAAAGAGTTCGCAGAGAAAAAGAACTTAGCAAAAGAACGCAATTTGAAAGGGTCTTTACCTTTTCGCTCAACTGTAATAACATCGCCTGATACAACTTTCTTAAATGTAGCCGTGTTGGACACCCATTCATCGTTAATATCATCACCAATATTGGCGAGTTTTCCATTGAGTTCCGCTGTTCGGAATCTATCGCCAATTTCGCAGAGATCAAGGTTCGCCGTGTTATCTTCGCCCAACAGATTTCCCACCATGTCCAAGAAAGTGGATTTACCGTTGCGCTTTTCGCCAAGTAAGAAGAAACTTTTTCGCAACTCGTTTCTTCGATAAAAACAATAACCAATGGATTGGTAAAGTAACTTGTAAACATTTTCATCATTACAAGCCAGCTTTTTCATAACCCTATCCAGTAAGTCACTCTGAGCGTCCGGGTTATAATCGTGAGGAATCTTATTGGTAATAACGTATTCAGGATTAAAATCACTGAAACTATTATCTGCAATGTTTAGAACACCGTTGTTGAACGCAATATAATTAGCATCTGCAATAGCAGACTCTTTCTTTACCAACAGATTCAAATAAGAAAGAACTTCTCGCCGCTTATTCTGACCCAGCGTTGGAATATGCTCAATCATGGCAGATTCAATGTACTCGTCACCACATTCGTAGATGCCGTCACGGTAAATATATAACTTACCATTAAGTTTGATAATATTTTCTGATCTCATTAAATAGTGAGCAAACTTATCAAACAGAAAAGTGCCACGGCTAGTAAAGAAAGTAGGTTTGTTAAATGCTCCATCACGCAACACTACTTTCAGTTCATTCTCTGAAAGAGGGTCTCTCAAGATAAAGTCATTGATAATTCCAATGCACTCTCTACATTCTTGCACCGTAAACTCGTTCTGTTGGAGTGGAAGAATGTAGGAGAAAAGAGCGGTGTTTCGCCCTTCTCCTTCTACCATATTCAGCAAGCTAACATTCGACTTGATAGGGTGTAAATATTTTGGTAGTGTCTGATAAGGTTGACTATCGTAAAGAACCTCTCGCTCATTACCGTCAATCTTCAACACTTCATAGCTTGCTCTCCCGCAGCCCTTAATATCTGCGACAATACCAATGGCCAGTTTTACCTTGGTTCGGTTAGACATCGGCTTGTCAATCTTAAAGAGGAAATGTCCACCGCTTCTGGATTTAAGCACTCTACACTTCAAGTTAAGAGACTTTACGATCTTAAGCAGAATAGCGGTTTCTTCCTCAGTATCTATATCGACTAGAACTGTATCATCTGCCAGAATCCCGGCATATTCAGAGAACTTTTGGGCTTCTTCCAGAGTTAACAATTCACGACTTGTTTTATCCTTAAACGGCATTGTTGCCATCTTACCTTTTGTAGGGACATACCCTTTATATAAACTCAATGCCATTCAATCCTTTCGATTATTTATTACAAGGAAACATTTCATGGCAAACTCCACCTTGCCACACGCACATAGGAACAAGTGTGCCAATGAACTCTGGACATTTATCTTCTACCAGTTGACACATCCTCTTTACAACTTCTCTTGTATCTTCAACAGCTTGTTTGCATAATCGTTTATTGGCAACAATCATAAGTTCCTCTGCTCCCATTGACCAAATCATTGTTACAGGAGCGTTTTGTGGTGCGTTATTTCGGTCATACTCCTTTTGTCGGTCATTTCGTTGCGACTTCACATAAGGTTGAGCATGAATGTGTCTACAAAGATGAACGCTAACCCAATAGGGTAAATCGGTTATACAAAACACAAACTTCAACTCTCTAATCGGAGAATGTCTGGCTACCAAAATATCATGTTTCCACTGTTGGTCTGGTGGAGTGAGTGGAGTCTTACCCACAGTGACCAAAGCGCATTTTTTAACAAGCAGCCAATCTTCCTCGGTTGGATATTTAATCAATTCAACTCTCATGCTTTTACTCCAAAATCCTCCAAACGCTTTTTAGCAAGCGCTACATAATACTCTCTATCCAACTTGTCTGGAATCTTTACACCAGTTAGATCATCATTGTAGATAAAGCAATGGTCGGGCGTATTGCCAAATTTAGCCGGATTTCTTACGCCATCACATTTCAGCAACCGCCCATCAGAATGACTATTAGAAGCAAAAATGCGGTAAGCCTTATTAGAATATTTAGTAGTTCCGTCTCCATTCTCGTGTTCCACCCACTTATATTTATTTGATAACTTAACAACTTTTTGGAACTTTCTGAAATCTTGGCAAGTGTAAATGGTAGTTTCCACTGGAATCTTCCGTAGTAAGAAATCTCTCACCGCTTCATTCACGATAGCCAAGTCATAGTCCAAGTTATTAAGGTCTTTCACATAAGCACCTTTGGCTTCTACCTTGCCGTTTTCGAATACAGCCAGATAGTTGTTAACATCCTTCTGTACAATCTTGGTCATTCGATCATAACCAAGGCCCATGCCAGTTCGTTCTTCCCATTCCGTACAAATGGCTCTTACTTCGGCTTCATTACCATGTAACTTGACGATAAGACCATCTGTGTTGGACTGGATTAACTGACAATGACCCTCCAACCGCTCAATCAAATCAGTCAACAGCAGTTGTCCAAAAATGCAAACATTATTGGCAGAGCGAGGGTCGTACAGCGGATTAAAGGTGTCCTTCATTGCTCCATAGGTGGAGTTAAGAACGATTTTCAAAGCATTAGCCCTTGGGTCTTTCTGCTTCTTAAAAACAATACGGTTATCTTTGATCTCTTGGAACTTCTTTACGCTAGCCCCGGTTCGACTCATACAGAACTCAGGATAACGCAACATGAGACTAGGATAGTAAGAATTAACATCAACATGAAGAAACTCTCCCTCCCCAAAGTAGTTTGGGATAGCGCCATGAATACCGCCTGTGCCGTACACATGAGGTACACCAGCTATGTCAATTTCCAAACCAGTGTTGTAATCCCAATCGTTTTTAAAGTAATCTACAACCTTGCTATATTTCTCTATCCGCATAGTAGGCGGTATAGAAATATCGAACTCGTCAGTGTGTCGAGTTTTCTTTGCTCCAAGAATAATAGCGGAAAGCTGCGCTTTACTCTTACCAAGATAAGAGAGCGGGAGATTAAACATTCTAATCAATCCCATGTAACTATCAAACTCGGATTTCCGCTCAATGAACACTTTGATAGTAGCCAGTACATCGTGTTCGTTGTAGTGTAAAACCTCTTGTATCATTTCGTCCGTAAACTCGCCCTCATAATCGAATGGGATAGCGCTTTCTTGAATCGACATTCCACTAAAGGCTTCCAGGGTCTTAAGACCGTTAAATCCAATCATGCAGTCGAAAGTGTTAAGTTGGACTTTGCGTAACATACTGCTAAACTCCCAGCCTTTTCGACCTTTCTGGATTAACCACTGGTTCATTTTCCAAGGTTCAAAACCGCAAAGGATAGCTTTGAACATCCAATCATCGTACTGTCGGTTATTGAAACCAACATAGATTTCGTTTCTGTGAGAGTTGTAATGCTCAACCAACTTCTCTTTATCGTTAATAATCACTGTCTTTACTTTGGAGATTGGATTGATTATGGTTACGCACCATAACTTAGGCCAACACTCAAAGTCAAAAAAAGTTTAGCAAACTCCACCACTCCAATTCTTATTATGTATTATTGCACTAATACACGCTTCCGTTACATTGAAGCGGTTAGCTAATGCACGACCACCGAACTCTTTATCGTACTTAAGGTACACCGAACGTATATAGTCCACATCGTCTTGCGACAATTTTCTGTTGAGAGCATTGTCCCCTCTCAGATGTTCTCGGTGGTGTTCCTCTCGGTGATGATCTAAATGTTCACCTCGACTTAACAACTCTAAATTGTCAATGTCCCAGTTGCATTTATCACCATCCTTATGGTGAACGATGTAGCCATCTGGAATCGAGCCGTAGTGCTTTTCCCATTGCAGTCGATGAATATGACAATTCTTTCCCCCAATGAATACAGCGGGATAATCACCGTCCATATAAACATTTCGACCCTCGTAAAAGTTAAGCACGATCAACCCTCCAATAGTTTAATATCCGATAGTCCAGTCAGGGTGTCTCAGATCAAAAGCATCCCCAAGCTGAATGATATCGGGATAATTACTCATAGATACTTGCTTGGCATACTTATCAATCTCATAAGCATAATATCTAACGTTAGTAAATCCCATCTTGTCCAGGCAATATCGACCAGTACCAATGCCATCGTACATGGACAAAACAACAATTTCTTCATCTCTCGGTACATCTTTCAGCACACCATTTAAGAGATGGATTATGACCTCCGCAGTCCAGCCGTTACCAAGTCCCTTGTATCGCTGTGCATTACTAACCGCCTTGGTATAGCCGTCTGGCAGTGTTTGTAACCGCTCACACTCCACAGGAGTAAGCTTACGAATACAGTAGACTCCATCGGCAAGATTTATATCATATGGAACTCCGCTGATTACAATTTTGCCGTTACAAACTTCGTAAAACGGAGAGTTTGTTACACCAGTGACAGGACATAAATACAGTCCAGTCTTACCACCCTGTCCTCCACCGCCAGAATTGATCGTCACAGATTTACCGTCGCAGGAGTAAACTCGATGGGCCTGGGCTGTGCTTCCGATATCACCGATCCGAACAGGTTCAGCCACCATGCTATCAGTCTGGCAAGTGGTCAAGGCATTAGCTTTTTCCTCATTAGCAGATTCATAGCGTTTATGGTATTTCCCATCTGCTCCCTTACGACCTCTCCAACCCACTCCAACGGTTTTAAGTTCGTAGTTGATTTCATGGGTAGACGGTTCAAGAATATCTCGTAAGATAATCCCACGGTCTTCTGGTTGGTCTACCGTCCAGTTAAATGCGTAGAACCGTTCACGAGTCTGTGCGGATACTAAAGCAGAGTTAATGTGCATGAGAGGAACACCGAGTTCTCTGGAAATCTGGTCTTTGATTGGCTGGGCAGCCGACTTATTATTCTCATAGAGAAAGAAGTCTGGCTTGAACTTCTGCTTTGCAATGAGATAGTTTTTAAACAGTTCCCAGCCCATTCCACTAGCTTCTGTTTCTCGTCCATTCTTTTGAGCGATACTCCAATATGTACACGGACTTCCACCGATTAGCAGTTTAATCATGCTGTCACTCCCATGTTAGATAGTGGGAGAAGAATGTAATGTACCCTTCTCCCAATTCATTACTTCCTCAGATATTCACTTAATGCGACCGATGGATTTTCTGGATTTTTCCCATATAAGTAGTGAAACTCCCAGTGACAATTTTTACACAAGCAAATACACTTATTAACTTCCTCTGTTATTTGCTTTGGTGTATGTTTACCATCGCCGATAGTGAACAGCTTCTCCGAAGGGTTAATGTGGTGAAAGTCAATCAAATACAATCTACTTTCACCACATTTTTCACAGTTAGAACGATATTTGTCTAATGCGGGTGATATATCTGCTAATCGTTTCTTCCGAACTTCGTTAGAACACTGTTTGCAACGGTATTCTAACCCATCTCTACGAGAACTATCTTTATAAAACTCACTCTCAGATTTCTCAACCCCACAAATGTTACATCGTTTCAAACTACCACCCGCTCAAGATTACTTAGTTCTTGAAACGCTGAACAATGGTGTAAGTGGAATAACCCTTGTTATTCTCACCATAGGCCAGTTGATACTCAGCCTTACCATCCACTGCATCGAAAATCTGCTTGAACAGGTCGGCGTACTGAGTGAAGTTCTCAAACACCACAGGAATACCAGTTTCCAGACTATTCAGCAGTTCGTTCATCTTGTGAATACCAAAGCCAGTGGTCAGCATTTGATTCATGAAAATCTTCTGACCCTTATACTCACCAGCCAGAATGGTGAACCAAACCTTTGCCATAGGCATACCGGGAGTCTTAGACTTCTCACCAGTCTCACCCAGTTCAATCTTGGCAATAGAAACCTCGTAGTCGCCCTTTGGAACTTCCACAAAGTCGCCAGTGTTGGAAGCTGCGTTCTCAACATCCTGTTTCAGACCGTTAATGTCCATCATGTTATTGAACTTCTCGAAAATGTTTTCGCCCATTGATTGTTACCTCCGTCATTCTTTTCAAAATAATTTATCAGACTCGCACCTTGCGAGGGGATTACTTTGCGTCAGCTTCGTTAATAGCCTTTAACAGTTCCTCGACAGACAACTTACACTTATCTACCTTAAAGTTATAGCGACCACCGCCGAACTCATGGACATTAGGTTTCAGATTTAACCATCTTTCTCCCTTTTCATCCACATACACTCGACAAGTCAGCTTAACCGTACCAGAGAGCATATTAGCTGTCTTTTCTGGCAGATTGGGATTATATGTCGTATAAGATGCACCGCCCTTTGAAGTCACATCCTTTGTAACTTCCTTAGCAATATAAAGGACAGTGTACCCGGCTGCTTTAAGTCTCTTAATGGCTTGGTTATATTCAGTTGTCACCATGTCCCAACCCTTGGAATAGTTGGAGTCAGATTCGTGAGCAATCTTGAGTTTATCGCACATATGAACTCGGCAATGCTCTCTCAAGTCTTCCACCAAGTCTAAAGCAACATACTTAAAGGTATTCTCGCGCTTTTCAAGTTCCTCGATAACATCTAAGAAGTTCTGCCAAGCGGACTTCTCGATCTTCATTCGACCATTCATCTGTACGGTCTTACCGATATAAACACTCGGATTCTGGTACATATCACAGTTACCGTCAGTGTTGATGAACAGCACATTGTCTAACGAGTCAAATAAAGTACTCTTACCAACGTAACTTGCGCCATAAATGAATAGATCAGGCAGTTGCGTAAGTTTCTCCTTCTTTAACTCTCGCTTTTTGTTTTCTGGTAAGTTCATAGAGTCCTCCTTCGTATTGTTTATAATCATCCAGTCTATCTGACCATTGGACTCACAATATTTTTGGTACTGACACCAATTACAAAGTCGGCTAGGATTTTTCGGATAGTCTACCGAACAAGCGTTCCTCTTGCAATCATTTTTGAACTCTTGTATTCTGTTACTATCGTAATTTATCTCTACGACTTTTATCTCAGCAGCTTCCAAATGCTCCTTCACCCGGTTTCTAAACTCGGTCAAAGTTTCGGGTGGTTTAGCCTTTAGTTTCTGCCGAATATTAACCTTTGGGATAAATACATAACGCAGATGGTCTACCACACAATTTGGGTGTGTTAACTCAAAGTAATACTTATACAAGTGCAACTGACCAGACTCTAAATAGCTGTCTATATTATTGCTATACTTGTAATCCCAAATCTCGTAGTGTGCGATACCTTGTTCATCAGTGAGCAAGTACACCAATCTATCTATATAGCCGATGAAATCATCGGTCTTAATCTCAACCTCGCACTCGGCTTCTGGTAAAAGTTCAAGCACTTTAGGTATGAGATATTCCAGCTTGATTTCTTCGGTTATATGTGCGTCCGTAATAATGTTGTAGTTGGAGCGATAGTTTTTAATAGCTTCCTCTACGCTACCAGTCTCAAAAGCTGTGTGAATTGCCGTACCCAGGTAAAGCGCATTATCGGCTGTCTGATCTGAAATTGTACGCAACTTATCAATGTACTGTAACTTGAATTGATAAGGACACTTCTTCCAACATCCTATTCGACTATAAGAATACCTCATGCTAATAACTCCACGATACGTTTTCCACATTTAGCTTTAGAAGTAAACTCCCAAGATACATCGTACTTATCACTTATCGTTTTCATTATCTTATACAGAGTTTTTCCACTAATAGCTTTCGGATTTTTCTTTCTTCTCCAATTATACCACGAACACACGTTCGTAAGATTAGTAATGTTTGGTTCTTCCACCAAAACTATCATTTTGTAACCGAGTTCTTTTGCTAACTCCAACTCTCGCACAAATCTGTCGTGCTGTTGGCACACATTCCCGGCTACCTCTTGTAAATCCTTCTTTCGGTCAATGACTACCATTGGGTTTTCCAAGTTAACATAGTCACCAACCACGCACTTTGATCTCACATACTTAATTCCTTGAGACTCAAAATACTTAACCACATGGTCGTACTTCTGTTCTCTTGTATCAACTTGTATTACCAATCAATATTCCTCTATTCTATGTAGATTCAATAAGCATCTTTGGCACAAGTAATCATGGTAACTATCATCGTACTTATCTTCATCCGTGATATCTTCTCCACATTCTTCACAGAACACAGATATAGGTTTAATCCAACTCGGATAACCAGTCTTCATCATAGCCACAATATCAGGATGGTCGGGACAATACTCAGCCATTGATAACCTCCCCTTCTATCATTTTCACTTCCCATTGTTTCGCCGTTTCGTGATCAGAGAAATAAATGTCAATGATGTTTTCACCATATTCTTCTACCACCCATTCTGCGAATCTATCTTGGACGGTTACAGTACCATAGCCAGATAGTTCGATAATCGTACCGAATGGTAAAGGACTTGCACAGCTAACACCACTCGTCAGTACTTCACCAGCTGCACCATAGACAATTTCGTCACCATTTTCATCGACTGGACGATTCAACGCCCATTTACCACAGCATTTCTTACAGGAACAATAGGCTGTAACTCGGAACGTTATAATGTCCTTCGGTTCGCTTACTTCGACTACCTCAATCACATCTGGTTCTACCTTGGGTTCTGGATTAAATGCAATGGGTACTGGCTCATAATCCACAGTCTCTACCACACTCTCGCTTTTAACAACCTGGGGTTCTTCTTCAATTCCAACGATAGCTAATTCTTTTTCCTCATTGTAAATAATTGTTAGAATCAGCAGAAACATTGAAATTATCAGAATCTTTTTCATACGCTCCCTCCAAATACTTTTCCAAGCGGTTAGGGTTGATGTAGTAGGTAAATCTATTCTCAGAGGTTTTAACCGCTACACCGAAGGGAAACAATCTCTGTTGGAGTGCCAAACGTAAGGTTTGGGTGTTCATATCCAACTTCTTAGCTGCTTCCGATACCAACATCAGATCACCTACTTTCTATTTAATTTTGGTCGAGATGGGGAGAATCGAACTCCCGATTTCGTGAACCCAAATCACGAGCCATACCACTTGGCTACATCTCGATATGGCAGCGGTGATCGGATTCGAACCAATGATTACATGAGTCAAAGTCATGTGCCTTACCCCTTGGCTACACCGCTATATAAGTGGTCTGTCCCACCGTCAAGCGTCTTTCCGCTTTGTCAATTCGTTTAAGTACTCACAAAGAACTGGTGCTACCAATGGGGCTCGAACCCATACTGAATGGTTTTTAAGACCACTTCCTCTGCCAGTTGGGATACGGTAGCGTGTATTTGTTTGTGTCTTGCGAAGTTCATGATTTAATTATATCAGAATAACATATCTTTGCAAGATACAAGTTGCACAAACTTTCAAATTATTATCTGTCAGTTTTGTTAGATTTGATGACTATTGATCCGACAGTGTAATTTTACTCTTTCTGCCCTTGCTAAGATATTATAACACTATTATGACAATTTCCCCAATCGGCAACTTTACTGAATAGGTAAGCGTTTACCTTAATTCTTTTGTGCTTATTTCTGTACTTTTGTATCTTATAATGATACACTCAATATATAATATAAGAAAGGATGATATACATGACCAATAGCCCCGGTGAAAAAATCAAATATTTACGACAACTTACTGGACTATCTCAAGAAGAACTAGGAAGAAGAGTTGGTGTCCAACGTGCCGCTATCAATAAATATGAAAAAGGCACAGTTACCAATATCCCAATCCAAACAATAGAAAAGATAGCCGCAGTATTCGATGTATCTCCAACTTATATAGTAGGTTGGAATGATATCGCTGAAAGTCAAATATCAAAAGAAGTTAAAGTTATCCAAGGGGTCAAGCTATTTTATGGAGCAGAAGCAGTTGAGTTATTAGAGATTTATGTATCTCTTGACACAACAGGTCGCAAGCGCATTTGCCAATACGCCCATGATCTGAGTCGAATATATGCAAATGCAGACATAGATATTGAATTAACATAAATGTTTATCTTTATTATATTTACTTATATAGCACTACGATACTTTTACAATGTAAGAATATAGTAGTGCCTTATAAATAAAATAATATAAAGGCAAGTTTGCAAGTCTTGAAGGTATTACACAAAAATGTATGAATATTCAATAGTATTTTGTGCAATTTGTACAATAAACATATGTCGATATATACCAAAATGTAAGAGTATCGTAACAGGGGGAAAATATCATGAGAAACGAAAACGGCTTTGGAAGTGTTGTTTGTTTAGACAAAACAGGGAAAAAGCGAAGAAAACCTTGGGCGGTGCGTATCACGACTGGTTGGAAAGAGGGCAAACAGCAGCGTAAATACCTTGGATATTACAAAACACAAGCAGACGCTTTGGTTGCTCTCGCAGAATATCATAAGAATCACGTTGACTTGGACTTGAGCAAGCTGACATTAGAGGAAACTTATCATCGTTGGATTGCTCGTATTGAAAAGAAAGCATCTAAATCTGTATTGGATAACCATAAAATGTGCTACTTGCGTTTTGGTAATTTAGCTAAAAAGCAGATTAAAGATATTAAGACAGCCCACCTTCAAGACTGGATGGATGATATACCATTGAAACCCGGTACTAAAGGTAAGATGAAAAGTACCATGTCCCAACTATTTGAGTATGCGGTTACTAATGACATTATCTCTAAGAACTACGCTAAGAGCATTGAAATCAGTGAGAAGATTGAGAAAAGCGGTGCTATCTTCACCAAGGAAGAAGTTAAGCTGCTTTGGGAACACGCTGACCTGGAAGCTGTGCAGGATGTTCTTATTCTGATCTACACTGGTATGCGTATTAGCGAACTGATAGAGTTGGATGTTAAAAATGTCAACCTGGAAGAACGCTATATGATTGGTGGTATGAAATCAGAAGCTGGTACTGACCGTGTTATTCCAATCCACCAATGTATCTTGCCTTTCATCAAAGAGCGTATGAACCGTGGCAATCATTTAATATATAGCCGTAAGACAAACAAAATTAGTTACAGTGGTGCTAAATATCGTTTCGAGACATTGATGAACCACCTTGGAATACAAACTAAGCATACTATCCATGATACTCGTAAGACAGCAATTAGTATCATGCACTCCGCTGGAATCCCAATGGAAGTAATCAGGATTATCGCTGGTCACTCTGGTAAAGGAGTCACTGAAAAAATTTATCTATTTAAAGAGCCGAGTGAATTAGTACAATTTATTGATACGATTACGGTATGAGTAATTATACAAAATATGTGAAAAAATATGTATATCGTGTAACCTTTTTGTGGGCTATATAGGTAAATATAGTCGAATATAAACAAAAAAAGACCCCCACCACTGTTGATGTGGCGGGGGTTTCGTAATATCTGTATAGTACAGCAAAGAATATTTAGAAGTCGTTAAGAGAAAGGGTTACGCTTGGTTGTGTAGGCTGTGTGAAACCTTGTAAATAATTTACTTTAAATATTTACTAGACGCAAATCCTGTAAAATCTTTGTACTTTACTAAGTACCATTTGACACCATTTACAGGAGTGAAATAACCGTAACAACGAACAGTAGAGCCATTGGGAATAACAGTTATTACTTTCTTACTCTTGGAAGTTCCCGCTCCACTACGGAGATTTAGATTAGCGGTAGTTTTGTAACTACCAGCTATTTTCTTATCGAAGTTCTTGGCAGAATCAACTTTTACGACAGTAACCTCTGTGCCAACATTATCATATTTTGGTCTACCGTAACCAGCTATATAAGAGGATGTGAGTAAATAAGATTTCTTACATACTCCACCGCCATTGGCAATTACACCAGATACACCATTAGTATTTCCTTCAATAGTGTATACCCTCTTAGAGTCAACCTTATACACTATACCAGTGTGGCATATACGAACTTCGTTCTTAAAGAATATCTGATCTCCCACCTTTGGATTCTCGGTGTGCCAAGCGTTGTTATTTTTGTATAATTGAGCCGAAGATGGTGTATAATCATTAAAAGCTCCTCCGAGCAATTTCTTAGCGTTGTTAACACCGTATGCTTGTACAAAACACCAATCTACAAAGCAGTCACACCAAGCAGCCGGGAAATCCATAACAGATGGACATAGTTTGTGCATATCACGGTTATACTTAGTATAATTAGCACTACCAGCATTTGCTGTTTTATCATCCAATTCGGAATTAGATTTCTTTTCTAAATAACCTATTTCTGCTTCTGCAACTTTAATCACTTTATCGGGAGTATTAACCATAATTATTCATCACCTTTCATAGTAGTGTCAAATGCTTCTTGAACTTTTTGACTTTGTGTACCAAAATAAAAGGCTATAATAACCGCATAAATAGTCATAAAATCTTGCGTAATTTGATTGGTAATCGCCATATACGCAAACACACCAGTTAAAATTAATGTAACAAGACTTTTAACTGATAACAGATTAGATATTCTTTTCAAAATGTTGTTCATACGTATCCCTCCCTATTTACCAGATTTTTTAATAAGACCGCACACACCGAGTTCACCGAGACAAAATGTATAAAAGGCTACACTTGTCATTGGAGCAATTTCAGTACCTACCGAGGTGGATAAATATAAATGTACCCATGTGTAAACGATAGCTTGAATAATAATTACGGCAACTGCTATTTTCATAAAACGACCGCTTCTTTTGTTCTTAGAAGCGGTCTTATTTTTGTTATTTGTAGTTTTCTTATTAGCCATATATTCGACTTTCAATAGTAGTTATTCTATCACCTATCACTCGAATATCTTCTTTTAAAACATCTTGTCTTCCTTCAAGATCATACATACGCTCAACAAGATTATTATGAGCTTGCACTTTTTTCTCTAATTGCTCAAGGCGATATTGTGTTAATTTAGAACTAATAATTACACCACACATTGAACCAATAGCTGAACCAATGAGTCCAATAATGGCTATGATTATTCCTTCCGTCACTATTAAGCTACCTCCCAACCATCGGGATAATCAGCGGGACTAAAGTTAGTGCCATTTGGAGCAATACATTTCTGAATCGTACCGTCCGTCCAAATCATGTACTCACCGCAATGATATATATCATGGCTACCTTGCACTGAAACAAACGGACGAGCAGTCTCTTTACTTTTACCGTGAAGTGGTCTATTAAATGTATACCAAGCTGGGTTACCGGGAACTATGTCAGGATATACATCATTATCGTAGTTTTGGTAACATTCCCAAGTTTGATTCCATTCGTCATTTAAATCCTCAGTTGAATACGTGTTAAAAATCTCACCAACAGTATGAGCGCCAGCTTTCCATTCACTATAAAGACCAGACGCACGAATTTTCTGATCATCGGTCGTGATATTTTTTCCGTTAAGTGTCATAGCATTTACGTAGATGGTAGATGTTAAAGCTGCGTATAAGTTGGATGTAATCATTCAATATCCCCCTCATAAAGATGTAATCCTTCAGCTATAGCATTTTCAAGTGCCGATACACGATCAGCAAGGGTGCTATCAGGCTTGGGTTCGGGTTCAGGCTTGGGTATCATTCCGGGAGTCCAGTTTGTCACAGTCATTATTCCATTAATTTCCTCAACCGCTATTGAGCCAAAGGGGAAATTCTGCGTTTCCATACCATCAGGCACAATCGCCCAACCTTCGGGGATTATAAAATCATCATATCCAGACTCCAATATTTGGTTTCTGTGCGCTCCGTTCTCCAGAGCGTTAATTTCTATAATAGTCTGCATTTATTACGCCCCTTTATCCTATTATCATCCAGTGATATTTCTCACCTTGCGTGTTATGTTGCCTTTTTGGATCATTTTGGGGTGTCCACCATTTTAATGTTAGCCCATCATCTGAAACACTTGTATCACAATATGCGATAATATTACTACAAAAACCACCCATATAACCGTCTTGTATGACGCTTTGATAGTTTATTACTGCATTTGAATATTCACTTGTTATTATGAGCAACTTCGGAACAAACGGAAAAGTCAATTTGTTCGCATTTTCATCGGTAGGCTGAAGATACCCGTAAGTTCCAGTTCCTGTATATGTTCCTGTGGCTATCTTGCACGTACCCAACGCAGTTGCAAGTGCAGTCAGATTATGTTCACCGAACAGTTTATAATTCCTTGCACCAGTTGAATCTTTATCAATTAGAATAAGTGCATCGGCTATATCGGATTCATACGCTTTATTCATAACTTGAATTGAACGCTTATAGTCATTATCCTTATCACTTTTACTTACAAGATTAACAGTGTGATCGTCACCATATACACCAGCGTCACCATCAGAAATGTCTAAAACTCCAGATAATCGAAGTTTGTCGGCCATAATACGGAGCTGACCAGATTTTTCTTCAATAATTCTAGT